TTTCCAGCCGGGTCAGTGCGGATGAAGATGTTGTCCATCATCCAGCGGAGCACCGGGTGGCCGCCGTGGGCGATTTTCTCCTCCAGCGTCAGCTTCATGAGCTCCTTGGTTGGCGGACTCATATCCTTAAAGCCCTGACCGAAGGGGACGACGGTAAAGCCCATGCCCTCCAGATTCTGTACCATCTGGACAGCGCCCCAGCGGTCGAAGGCGATCTCGCGGATGTTGTAGCGCTCGCCAAGGCTCTCGATGAACTGCTCGATGAAGCCGTAGTGGACGACGTTGCCGTCAGTGGTAAAAAGGTAGCCCTGCTTCTCCCAGACGTCGTAGGGGACGTGGTCTCGCCGGACGCGGATGTCCAGTGTATCCTCCGGCACCCAGAAGTACGGGAGCACCTGATACTTGTCGTCCTCATCCTCCGGAGGGAACACCAGTACAAAGGCCGTGATGTCCGTGGTGGAGGAGAGGTCAAGGCCGCCGTAGCACACTCGGCCTTCCAGCGCCTTCTCGTCGACCGGGAATGCGCATTTATCCCACTTGTCCATCGGCATCCAGCGGACGGACTGCTTTACCCATTGGTTGAGCCTAAGCTGCCGGAAGGCGTTCTCTTCACCGGGATTCTGCTTGGCAGAGTCGCAGGCCTCCTGTACCTTTTCAATGTCAACGGTGATCCCAAGGGAGGGATTGGCCTTTTTCCAGACAGCCGGATCAGTCCAGTCCTCATCCTCAGCGGCACCGTAGATCACCGGGTAGAAGGTCTTGTCGATCTTCCTGCCTTCGAGGATGTCCAGTGCCTTCTGGTGTACCTCCCAGCAGATCGAGTTGGTGTTGTCACCGGCAGTCGTAATCAAAAAGAAAAGCGGCTGCTTTCTGGCATCGCCGCTGCCCTTGGTCATGACATCAAACAGCTTCCTGTTCGGCTGCGTGTGCAGCTCGTCGAAGATGACTCCGTGGGTGTTGAAGCCATGCTTGTTGGCCACGTCTGCCGACAGCACCTTGTACTTGCTGTTGGTGGGGTTGTACACAATGGTACGGGTGGACTTGTTGATGGTGACGTGCCGCTCAAGGGCAGGGCAAAGCATCACCATGTCCACAGCTACATCGAATACGATCTTGGCCTGATTGACATCGGCAGCACAGCCGTAGACCTCCGCACGCTGTTCGCCATCAGCACAGGTAAGGTAAAGGGCAATGGCGGCAGCGAGCTCACTCTTGCCCATCTTCTTCGGAATCTCCACGTAGGCAGTCGTGAACTGCCGGTAGCCGTTCGGCTTTAAGGTTCCAAACACGTCACGCACGATCTGCTCCTGCCAGTCGATCAGCTCGAAGGGCTTCTTGTACCATTCACCCTTGGTGTGCTGAAGGCTCTCGATAAAGGCAACAGCGAAGTCGGCGGCGTATTCATCGTAGTGGGAGTCCTTCGCCATGAACCGCGTCGGTTTGTAGTTCTCCAGTTTCCTCATCATCGGTTGTTTCACCTTCCTCCTCATATGGAATCAGCCACGACGGATCTGCCACCATCGCGTCGTAAGGCAGCTCTGTTCGGTCAATTTTGAATTTCATAATGTTCTCCAAGGCATAAAAATAGCCGCTGCCAATCTTGGCGCGACTTCCTGTACGAGATACAGCCCGGAAGGGGCTGCACTCCGCGTTATTCGTTTTTCGCGTGTTTTCTTACTTCCTTCTGACGTCCACCAGCCAGCTGGCTCTCTTGTGGTATTCGCCGGTGGCCTTCTCCAAAACCTCGGTGTCCTCTTCGATGTAGTGAAGGCCTTTGCCGACCTTGATCAGCCGGACGTCCTCGTAGCCCTTGACCGTTGTGCGGTAAACCGTCGCCCTGCGGCTCTCGCCGTCGTAGCTCTTGCCGTCCCAGCCGCCGAAGGTGAAGGTGACCTTTTCCTTCGTCTTGGTGAAGAAGTTCTCGAAGTCCTCTCTGGTGATCGCGGTGTTGTAATCCTCAAGGAAGAAGTGGTTTCTCAGTTCGTATGCGTTCGTCATGGTTTTTACCTCCGTTTTGTGTGCTTTGTTTTCCCTTTCGGTATGTACATATATCACTCTAAACGGGGATAATAGCAACTCATATCTGCCGGATATCCGGGAGTAATTTACACAATTATCAGGCGGTCAAACTGTGCATTTTACTACGACCAACAGAGCCCGTAGGCTCCGTGGCTGGCGGCTTATTGCCGCTCGATCCGGCAGGTCATCCCATCCACATCGATAATGCGGTAGGTGCGTCCGCGCCAAGCGATCTCCCGGATGCGGACTCCAGTGTAGGCGTTACTTTGCTGCCGGTCGTAAAGGATCTGGCCGTGCTGCTCCATCCAGCTGGCAAGGCGTCCCATGAGCCTTGCTTCCTGCGCCATCTTGTCTGCGTAGTTCATGCGGCACCTCCCTTAGTCCAAGGAGAAGCGGATGCCCATAACCTCGGTCGGTTCCTCGTCTCCCCAGCGGTTTTCCTGCCGGGTGATGGTGCAAAGGCCTTCCATCGTGCAGCCTGCTGCGGCAAACTGGTGCAGGTTTTCCATGACCGCCGTGCTCTGGTTGGTGTAGACGAAGGTCTTGATCCCGGCCTTCCGGAGGGTCTCCACGAAGTCCGTGACCTCGCGCTCCCAAAGGAAGTCGTCCATCTCCAGTTCATCCTCCTTGCGGCTGATGCTGGTCGCCCAAGCGCGGTAGGCTTTGCTGACGCCCTGTTCAAAGGGGAACTTTGCTGCGGCGTCCTCCTCGTACCAAGCCTTGAGCTCGTCCGATTCCCAGCCGAGGGTATCGATGATCTGCTGTTTTCTGGCCTTGCGCTCGATCCGGGCTGCTTCCCATTCGTGGCCGATGCGCTTAAGCTCCTCGAAGTAGGCGTTGTTCTTGTTCATCATGGCTCCTCCCTCCTTACTGCTGCATCGCCCAAGCGATCGCGTGGCCGTCGTCTTCGAAAGCAACTTCGCTGGCTGCGTAAAGCCCGATGGTTCCTTCGCAGGAAAGGTCGTCGTCGAGGTGCTCGTAAACCGCTCCGAAGTAGCTGGGCTTTCCGGCTCCGTTGTAGTAGTATCCGGCGAGGAGTACCTTGTCGCCGAAGTTCAGGATCTTGCTCCAGCGGCATTCGAGGTCTTCCGGGGTGGTGGGGTTCGGGAGTCTGTAGGTTCTCATTGCTTCGTTGATTGTCATGGCTTTTACCTCCGTTGTGTGTTTTCCCTTTCGGTACGTACATATATCACTCTGAAGGCCGATAATAGCAAGTCAATTCTGCAGAAGTTCCGCACATATAATGAACAAAAAGCGGAGGGTCAAATTGTGTAGTTTACTACGACCAAAAGAGCCGTCCGGCTCCCTTGGCGTCATCCTTATTCGGCCTCGCCGGTGAGGATGAAGTGCGCGTATTCCTTCCGGTGGTCTTCGAGGTACAAGGCCAGCTCGTAGTAGCCTCTGTCGTAGGCCAGCCGCTGCACCATCGGGACATCAAACATGTTGGTCAGGCCGGTGTCCCGTATGGCGAGTATCTGCTCGCGGATGGTATCAGTCATTTCCGGCCACCACCTTCCTGACTACATCGACGCCCCAGATCACGTTGAGGCCGCTTCCGTTATCCCAGTTCACCAGAAGGCTCCCGGTGTCATCGACCCCGATCACGGTGCCGCAGGTGCCGGTGGGCGGTGCCTGTGCATCGTCCATCTGGATAAGCTCGACGCGTGTCCCGGCAGGGTAGGTTTCGCGCAGGCGCTTTAGCTGTTCAGGCCTGATCATCCTCATGAGCGCACCTCCTTTGCTGCAGCAGCCTTGGCCTTCTGCGCGGCGTTAAAGGCATCGGCCTTTTCCCTGTTCGGGAAGGCTGCGCTTCCGGAGAGGCGGCGCATCAGGATCTTGCGCTGCGGCTTGTAGTCGTTTCCAATGAAGCCCAACCGGAGGAGGAAGCAGCGGAAGGCGTATTTCTCGCTTTCTACCTCGGTCTCCTTGGCGGTTACGCGCTTGGCTTCCTTGGCCATCTTGCAGAGGGCGGCGAGGAAGGCCATGTAGCTCTGGGTTTCTTCGGGTTCCGGCTGCCTGTCCCACCAAGGGAAGCTCACGCGGTCGCCGTTCGTGTCGATGGTGATCCGGTCTGCGCCGAGCGCCTTCTTGATCAGGGTGGCTTTCGATTCGACCAGCTTCCGCAGGTTCTCGATGGAGCCGTCCGTGAAGCCGTCTTTCGGGAGGGCAATCGTCAGGCGGTCGCCTTCCTCGGCGTCGTCGGTTTCCTCGGCGTCCCCGGCCTCGTGCGCGGCTTCCTGCAATCCCTCGGCCTCCGGTGCGGCCTCACCCTCGATCTCGGCAGTAAAGCCTGCTGCGGCAAGGGCGGCGATGACTGCCTGAATGGTAGCCTCGTCGGTGCGCTCATCCCAGACCATCGTGCCGTCCTTTTCAACGGTGATGGCTCCGATCTCGAAGGCGCAGGTGGGCATGAACTTGTAGACCGGCTTTGTGCCGAGGGTGCTCCCGATGACCTTCACCAGCTCTTTTCTGGCTGCTCCTGTTACGTTGTAAGTTGCTTTCATGGTATGTACCTCCTTTGTTTTGGTACGTACATATATCACTCTGAAGGCCTGTAATAGCAAGCGGATTCTGAGGATATATGTGACAAAAATCGCCGGAGGAATCTGTGCTTAATTGTCAGTATCCGGCACCTCGTCAAAGCGGTAGGTCAGGCCGTCACGAAGCACCGTCACGCCATCAGCGGAGCCGACCTGTTCGATGTAGCGCCTCACGATGACGTCGCAGAATTTCTCGTCCAGCTCCACGGTATAGCAGATGCGACCGGTCTGTTCGCAGGCAATGAGGGTCGAGCCGGAACCGCCGAAGGGGTCAAGGACAAGGCAGCCGGTCATGGTGGAATTCATGATCGGATACGACACCAGCGCAATCGGCTTCATAGTCGGGTGATCCTTGTTTTTCTTCGGCTTGTCAAATTCCCAGATGGT